CTATTTGAATGACAATAGCACAAGTTAATAAAGCTGTTACTCAAGCACTATCACAATCTAAATACCTTGCGCTTAGAGATTCATACGGTAGATTACGTGGCTACAATCCACGAATAGCAAACACTAAAAGGTTTTCTAATACTGATAAAAACAGTACTAAAGAATCTTGGGTTAAGGGTTATAGGATTATAGACTTCATGGAATACATAACCATAAAAGAACCGTTTATCTTATGAGAAGCGAGATAGCCAAAAGAATACTGGACAAGAGCCGTGGGGTTTATACGGAGCATAGCGGCAAGCGCTACACCTTCACGCCAAAGGTCGCTGTGTTCAGGATTGATGGCAGGGTAATAGGTGTAAAAAAGAAGGGATTTGAGGCCGGAGTTTGGATTGAAGACCTTAAAACAGGCGTAAAGACATGGAGGCCAAACAGCTCTTACCCACACATAGCGGGATTGAAGTTCAAAGATTTGACAACTAAAGCAACTATAACCACGGCAATGCCGCCAGAAAAATAGCATGGCCATATCAATGCCCAAAAACAGGAGCTATAAGACATCGCCTTACTGGTATCCGAAATCAATTAGAACTATGAAGCAACGCTGGTTTAAAGAGGGAGAAACAAAACCCATCCATTCAATACGCTGTCCGGTTTGTGATGGCGAAACAAAAATTAACGATGCTCGAACTGGCAAGTTGAGAGACTGCAAGGCGTGTGTAAAGCACCCGGGCTTTTCTGGAATTAGGCGAGTGGTTATAGCAACATCAAAAGAATGACAGCCTACAAAAATAACGGATTACAGGCTCTTATAGACCACATCGAAATAGACCCCGTAACACTAAGGGAGCGCGATGTTTACGCCTCCAAGCGTAAGGAATGGATAGAATACAGGCAGGCAGGCGGGGAGCTTAGTTTCGATGAATGGATTTTGACCGAAAAAAGTTAGAAATAATTTGCATGAAAGCGGTAGAGTAGTAGTTTTGTATCGCGTGGTGGAGCAGTGGTCAGCTCGCTGGGCTCATAACCCAGAGGTCGTTGGTTCGAATCCAACCCAACGCAACTTTTAGTAACCCTTTGATTTTGAGGTCGCAGCCGGAATCAAAGGGTGAGAGGCCAAAAGGATATTCTAAAACCTTTAACCCCTTGCCCCCTGACTGCGACTCTGGGGGCTTTTTTTATGGCTAATCGTGTGCTAAGAGACTGGACAACAAGCGAAAAAATAGATTCTCTTACTGAGCTATCTGAACTGTTTTTTGTGCGCCTGATAATGAAGGCGGACGATCACGGATGCTTTCATGCCAACCCTAAATTGCTCAAGGCGGCACTGTTCCCGCTCAAAGATTACTCAGAAAACCAGATGGCGCTTTGCCTTAAGGAATTGGAGCAGTCAGAAATTGTTCAAATATACGAACATGATGGGCGCAAGTATTTAAAAATCAATGACTTTGGCCAACGTTTGCGGAACATGGTCAGCAAGTTTCCGCAACCCGCTGACAATGCGCGGCCAATTGACAGCAACCAGCCGCCTGAAACGAAACGAAACGAAGTAGAAACCGAAACGAATCCGAAACCAGAAACAGAAGTTGAAAGGATTAAATTTTTTGGTTCTGGTGATTCTGATTTTATTTTAATTCCTCCAAAATACGCAAGCGACAAATGGATAAAAATAATAGGGGGCGCGGGGCTGAACGAATTTTATCAGGCCAACATGAGCAGCATCAAAAACCCTGAATTGACAGAGAAGTTTTTGCGCGAAAAATCAGGGGCGCATTTTGAGGACTTCAAGCACATTCACAATACATTCATAAAATTCTCAACCGATAAATTAAACGGAAATGCTAAGCGAAAGAATACAAACTCTGCGGAACTCATTGCGCCCGACAAGCAGTACGGAAACAAGTGGTGAGCCTGTAGAACAATACAACCACATCGACCTTACCGAAGAAGAAATGGACGAGGCGTTAAGGCGCGCCCGTATGGAGAAGCATTTCCTATTGGCCAGATTAGAGTACAGCAAAAAGATAGCGGAACCAGAACCAGTTTTAAAGCTATCCAGCGATGAACTGATTTTGGTAATGACCGGAACGAAAACCTTCAGAGGCCATACGTTCAACTTTGACAATCCAAAATACAAGGCTATTGCAGTTCAGCTATGTTACTATTTTGCAGGCGATCAAAGATTCACTGGAGACTTAAGCAAAGGCCTTGCGCTGTTAGGAAAGCCGGGCAACGGTAAGACATCGCTTATGATGTTTTTTGCGCACAACCAAATCCATAGCTACCATGTAGTGAGTATGCTCGAGATTGCGACCCAATACAAGGCCTCAGGCGATGACAAAGAAGCAGGCGGTGAGCAGGCAATCAAAAAGTACTTCCATAACACCAACAGAGCTAAAGACCAGTTTGGACATTCAGAGTACGGTCTTTGCCTTGATGAAGTAGGCACCGAAGAAATCCCCGTTAGGCATTACGCAAACAGCATGAATCTATTTGCCGAGATCATTCAAATGCGTTACATGAACAGGCTATGCACCCACATGACCACCAACAAAAACCAGAACGAAATGATGGACATGTACGGGAGCAGGGTTTACGACCGACTGAAAGAGATGTTCAACATATTCGACTTTGAAGGCATAGACAGTTTTAGACTTTGAATGGATTAAGAAAGATTAAACACTAAACAGATATGGACGTATTCCCAAAATTCATAATTGAAGGAGATCGCTTAATACTTGGCAAGGTTACCTATCATAAAAACCTAGTAACAGACCCATTAAAAGTAAAAGGCGGGGGATGGTTCAGGTATTTACAATACACGAATACTTTTGTATTTTACGGTGATAGTCATGATTTTGGAGCGGCAAGATTTGAGGACATAAAAAAATGCGTTGAAGAAGGTAAAGTATTTAAGTTTTATCGCGATGCATCAATTGCAGATAAGTACAACTTTGGATTCGATACCCAAACAGAAATCATAGAGCTTTTAACCACCTACCACACAAACAAAACAGATATGAGTATACAGACAAAAGTTTTAGTTGAAACACCGACCGTTCCAAATTTTATCAAGGTTGGCGGCAAATACGTCCATGTTGGCGAATTGACCGAATCAACATTGAAAGAAGTGGCCAAAGATTGGACTAATAAGCTACTGATAAAGGCCGATCAAAAAAGACGTGAAATGGCTTAAACTAGAAATAAAACTACCATGACCAACAGGCTTTGTATTTGTGAGCAATGGCAAATCCGAGAAAGAAACGGACATTCAGCTACATGCAATAGGGCTAACAGGAAGCAGATAGTAGAAAATTTGAAGCCAATAAAGGCCAAGAAGCCCATCGCAAAAACCAGCGATAAGATGGCCGAGGCCTTGAAAGAGTACGCAAAAAAGCGTAAATTGTTCCTTGAAGCTAACCCGATTTGTGAGGTATTGAAAGACCGACCAGCAACTGATATACATCATAAACGCGGTAGAAACACGATAGAGCTTTTACTTGACGACAATCTATGGCTAGCAGTATCGCGGGAGGCTCACAGGAAAATAGAACTCAATCCAGTATGGGCAAAAGAAATGGGATATTCACTAATTAGGACACAAACAGAACCACATAAAATATGAAAGAGCTTATTCGCAGAATTGTTGACGAAACCGTGCATCAATCAGAATACGGAATGAGGTTTGTCACATCAACCCAAAAGGTAGATTTTATTACCGATTCAATATTTAGCAAACTATGGATTTCAGTAAAGGATAGAATGCCGGAAGCGGTTGGCTTTTATCTTGTAAATGTAGATTCAGCCGTTGCTTCAAAAGCTCGCGGAGCGGTCGAGATAGGCGAGTGTTATAAATCAGTTGATACAAAAGGCATGTATGAAATATTAAAGTTTCATGACTATGTTACCCATTGGATGCCAAGACCAGAATCACCACAAACAGAAAAACCAACACCATGAAAAAAAAACTACAAATCATTGGAGTAATCATGGTGGTTCTCGCAATACTAACAATCCTGCCAGTTGTATGGCTAGACTTTAATTTTTGGGTTAAGATACTTATTACAGAAGGCGTAATAATCGCATTGATATTTGTTTTCGATGAAGTCACTGACAAAGACGAGGATTAAAATATGAAACCAACCGAAATTTTAGTAATCGCCAACGGCTATTTGCCCGTGATAGTTCCGGCTGACAAGTGGCCGGAGGAATTAGAACTACCATGTATGTTTAAATGTGAGGTTGAGAACGATATGAGATGCGCCTGTGAATGTAAAAATCTCATCCAGAAACTTGAAGCCATTGCACAAGGGGCGGTGGTTGAGTATGATGTAACACAGCCAGATAGCTATAAATCAAATTATGCATTGGCTAAAATAGTTCCTTGCGATTTCGATGCAGCAGCAACCTTGAAAAATGGAACCTATCCTATTGACCCATCCTTATGGGTGGTAGAGAAGCAGTGGCAGTATTTGGGAATAAAACGCAATTACTGGTGCGAAATTGACGAAAAAGGAGCTGAAATTCTACGCGCGAATAACCCATCCGCAACCCGCCAGATAGCCACCATCAAACCAAAGGCAGGATATAAAATGCCTACCGATTTCTCTAAGGTTTATGTTGAGCCTGCCCCATCGCCAACCAGAAAACTAGCCCTTGACGAACTAGAACGCGCAAGTTTATTAGCCCTCACCAATCAGGCAAAGGAGCTAGAGAAAGACATGATAGTTTTTGAAGCAATGAACGCAAGGCTAAGAGATGACAATGAGCAACTCAAATCCGAGCTATCCAAAGCCAACGAAAAGGTAACCGAGTTGTATGATGCTAATTGCATAATGGGTGTTGAATTATCAGATTTACGAGAGCAGTCAACAGAAGAGAAGGCAAAAGCTTTCGATGAGGGAGCTAAATCAGAAAACAGATTTTTTGTTCATAATGAGGCTTATACGAACCCCTACAGGGAGGCAACCGAGGGAAAACATGATTTGCAAAAGTCCACGGAATAAACCAATTTTGCCCTGTACGAGCGGCTTTTTTTGAAAACTTATGGAGCTATATAATTTTTTCACGATACCAATCAAAGAAAAAGAACCGATAGAGGCTCTTATGCCCGAACTAAAGGAACTCTGTATTCATGTGCAGATTGTAGAGCATAGTGGAGAATTTTCAATTATTGGCCAGATGTACGGAGAGGACACAAACAAGGGTGATCTTGATTTATTAGTCATCTTTTCGGGTATTGAATATTACTGGTTTGATGCTAGATGCCCAAAAATAAATAACCTGCACGAATCCACAATCAGCAAAAAACAAGTTCAATGAGCGCCCCAGCAGGAAACCAGTTCTGGAAGCTAAGGAGCAAACACGGCAGGGATAAGCTTTTCGAAAGTCCTGAGGCAATGTGGGAGGCAGCCTGTGAATATTTCGAATGGTGCGAAGAGAACCCATTCAAAGAATCAAAGGCTATGGTAGTAAGCAACGGCCAAAACTCAGGCTCATCCATAGAAATAGCTGAATTACCCTTAAAAAGGCCTTTTACTCTCATGGGGCTATGCCTTTACATGGATTGTTCAAGCGCCTACTTTCGAAACTTTAAGAATCAAGAGCGCGCAAAAAGTAAAGATTTTAGTTCAGTCATTGAAAAAATCGAGGAAACAATCTACAATCAGAAGTTTGAAGGTGCTGCGGTTGGATTCTTTAACGCTAATATTATCGCCCGTGACTTAGGCCTCAAAGAGCAATCAGACGTAAACCTAAACGACAACCGGAAGCAGACGGCAGAGATGTTCCCTGATGATCTTGGGGATAGTGTTACTAAACCGGAATAAACCCGTGTGGCCAGAATCGTTAACAAAAACCTACGTTTTCTTTGCCAAGAGCTTAAGCACGAAAAGCGCTCAGAACTACTAAGCCTTTACGAATCCAAAAAAATTGATTACGATGAACACAAGGCGCTTTGTCTTGAGCACGGCATTAAATCAGGGGTAATCCTAGAGGGATCAAGTCGTTCGTTCAAAACTATCAGCAGCATTGACTTCATAGTCTACATCTGCTCTAAGGTCGAAACCGGTTCCGTAATCAACATCATGCGGGAAACCTATGTTTCCTTCAAGACAACGATTTACAACGATGTGGACTGGCGCTTTCCTCAGTACGGAATAAGATCGCCATTCATGGGCAAGCAGGAGGTAAAGAGCTTCATGCTATACGGTAACAAAATAACGCTGATCGGAGCTGATAGTGAGAGCGCCCAGCTTGGGGTAGGGTGTGATTACCTGTACATGAACGAGGTTTTGGGCATACCAAAGGATGTTCGCAACCAAGCACTGCAGCGATGCCGGAAGTTCTGGTGGGGTGATTTAAACCCATTTGCCGCCCAGCATGACGTTTACACTATGGCTACTAGGGCAGATGTGGCCCACCTGAAAACAACATACAAAGACAATTACCAGATTGCCCCGGGTGAAAGGAACCAGATCGAAGGCTACCAACCAATCGAATGCTCTAACATAGCAATGTTTTTCGGTGCAAAAACGGACGATGAGGCAGAGAAACACACGGCCATACAGAAAGCATTACGCTATGATTTAGAGGCTAATCCGGATAATTTCCCTGCCTCAGACGTTGCCGAATTAAAGCGGTGTCGTACAAATGAACAGACAGGCACAGCAGATAAATACAGGTGGATGGTCTACGGCCTTGGCGAACGCATGGCTCCCGATGGCCTTATTTTTCCGAATGTAACATGGATCAAAGAGTTCCCGCAAAACGTTGAGGCCATCTATTGGGGTTCAGATTTCGGCTACACTACCGACCCGTCAACGCTCGTAAAGATTGGCGTTCAGGGTACGAATATGTTCATCGAGTGCAAGTTTTACGAGCCAACGCCAAGCACGGACGCTTATTTAGCCTTGCTTTCGCAACACGTAAGTAAATCAGATAGTGTTTGGGCTGATCCGTCAGGGGAGAACGGGGGCAGGGGCTTTATTTCAGCCTGTCGTAATGAGGGTTATAGTGTTTACGCAACTAACACCTATCCCGGCTCTATTGTTTACGGGATTTCAATACTTCGAAAGTACAAGCTTCACCTAGTCGATTGCCCACATCTTGCCGACTCAAACGGAATGACACCTATGCGCAAAGAGCAAGCTGGGTATCAAAAAGCCAAGGCAAGGGTTAACGGTGTGATGGTCGTAACCGATTCACCAGTGGACGCAAACAATCACATTTGGGACGCAGTACGCATGGCCGCAATGTCGAATAGGCTATAATTTTTTTTATATTTGTAAAACAAAGCTGTCTACTCAATACAGGCAAAGGGTGTACGCTGATCCCGTAAGCGAAGGCATGATAGTTCGAATCTATCCGGCTTTGTGACTAAGCCATCTAAAGCAATTTAGATGGCTTTTTTATTTCACGTGAAACGAACATTTGCATAAACGAATATTATTTCTTTACATTTGCATAACCGTGTAGGCAATTATGCAAATATTCATTTTTGAATGATTTTGGTCCTTCAAATCTTTGCAGGCGTTACACTTGCCCGTATAGGCGAGTGGCTATTCGTTGCCGCCATCAAAACTTATCGGGACTACAAAGCAAAGGCGGACGCTTTCGAAAAGCTCACTAAACCAAAAAAGGTAAATGAGTAACGCGCTGGCGATATACGGAAACAATCTTTTAGGCACCATCGCGGGGCAGCAGACGCTTGGTCAAAACATCAACTACGATTTTGTGCCAATTGATAACCGTGGCGGCACTATCCAGATAAAAGGTGATACGGCCTCTTGGCTAGGGCTGCAGTCGCCTCTCATGCAGAAATACGCCTATGAGTACTGCTATCCGGTTTCGTCCATAATCGACCGTATTGCCGAATACGACCTAAACGGAGCTGTTGAAATACTCAGGGCAAAGGGCAAAGGGGCAAACGATTACGCTACCGGATCATGGGCGCAAGACATGAACCAACTGTTTAGCCAACCAAATGAAAGTCAAGGCTGGGAGAATTTCAGAGGGCAGCAATTGGTTTACAAGCGTGTTTTCGGTTATTGTCCGGTGCTTCCTATCGCGATTGAATCCATGCCGGGCGTTTACCTACGCATGGTAAACCTACCCCCATGGATGTTCGGGGTAAACTTACACAACCAAGAATACCCATACTACTGTGACATTTTAGGAAAGCGGGTTGACTTCAAGAAAGATCAACTGATTATACTTTCAGACAGCTTTTTACAAGACGAATCAAAGAATTTCCTTTTGCCAAGGTCGCGCATGATCGGCCTTGATATGGCCGTATCGAACATTTGCGCAGCAATGGAGGCCGACAACGTGCTTTTGAAAAAGAAGGGGCCATTAGGATTTATTTCTCATGAAGCCTCAAAGGATGCGGCTGGAGCCATCCCAATGAAGCCCGAGGAAAAGGTAGAACTTCAAAACGCTTTGGCTGGATATGGATTAAGTTGGTCACAATACCAATACGTCATTAGCCGGGCTGCGGCCAAGTGGAACCCAATGAGCTACGATGTAAGACAGTTGGGCACCAAGGAAACAGTAGTAGCGGGGGAAAAGGCAATCTGCCATAGGTTCAATTTTCCTTATATCCTATACGAAATGTCCGATAGTGCATACTCGGCCAACGGAACGAATGCGGAAAAGAATGCATACACTAGCAACGTAATACCCAATAGCCTCAAAGACTTCTCACTATACAACAAGTTCTTTAAATCAAAAGACAGCAACGCAGTAATAAAACTAGATTTCTCAAGCGTTCCGTGCTTACAGGCCGACAAGAAATCAGAGGCCGAGGCTAGAAAGGCAATGAATGATGCCTATCAGGTTGAATACGATAACGACCTTATAACTAAAAACCAGTGGCGCACCTCAATGGGTTACGATACTGTTGAAGGTGGAGACGTTTACAAAAGTGAAGCAGATAAGAAAGAACCGGAAAAAGAAGCAGTACCTCCTGTGCCAGTAGTATGAAAACATTACACCCAAAAATATTAGAACTGCAAAAGCGATTCAAAGGAACGCTTCCACAATTTGCGTCAGTAGATCAGCACTCATTACAGACGCGCGCGCAATTCAATAAGCCTGCAGCCGAGGACGAAACGGATCACTATGTAGCCCTGTTCAATGTGCCTGACTCTTACGGTACTGTTGCCATACGTGGATGCTTTACCAAGTCCATCAACGAACGTGGGCCACAGTCCAAGGCCAACGAAAAGATTATCCATTTATGGATGCACGACCGGCACGAGCCATTAGGCCAACTGACCATGATGGAGGAAGATATGATTGGCTTAAAGGTTCGCGTGAAATGGGACGTAAACGCTGGCGGTATGCCAACCCGTATTTATCATCAAACCAAGTCAGGAACAGTAAGGCAAAACTCATACGGTTTCGATTACGTGTGGGATAAAATGGAGTATGACGATGATAAGGGTTTAGTGATGATGTATGAGTGCGCCCTGTTTGAAACTACATCAATATCAATCCTATCATCTCAACCCGAAGCATTCACAACCAGAACACGGGAAGAGATTGAAACCAACCTAGAACAGTTGGGGGATTTGGCAGACGAGTTTGTCAACTCAATACCGTTCAAACACAGATTAGAATTTCGACAACTTATTACACGCTATAAATCACTTGCGCAAATTGAGCCGTCTAAGACACTCAAGGAAACGTTAGCCGATAAAACGGTAGAGGTTGGAGGGTTTAAAATAGATTTTTCACAATTCAAAAACTAAAAAAACATGAAAGTAAATAAAGAAGGACTTACAGGTGACACCCTGAAACTCTTTGAAGAACTAGAGAAGCGGGTATCAGAAACCCCGGACTTGATCGACAAGACCAAGCTGGAAAAAGAACTTGAAACCCGCATGAAGCAAGTGCAGGCAATCGAAGGCTTGGACAAAGAAAAGATTGACCAACTGAAAGAGATGCTTGGCAATGACGATAAAGGCGTGCGTTCAATCCTGAAAAAGATTGGCACCGAAGTGGCCGAAATGAAACTGAAAGGCAACGCTCAAACACCAGCTCTTTCTGTTCGTTCGCAAATTGCTGACTGGATGGACAAGAACAAGGCGCAAATTGAATCAGTTCTTTCAGGCAGTAGCCGCGAACTCCCTGTATTGGAAATTCGTGCAGCCGCTTCGCCTATGACACCGGCCAACACAATAAGCGACACGGTAACACTTAGCGCTGCAGATGTGATCCGCATGGGTCAGCCAGTAATGGACATTCGCAGAATCAAGCCAACACTTTGGAACCTGTTGCCTAAAGGAGCTACCAAGTTGGTAACATTCCCTTGGGCAAACAAGAAACGCCCTACCGATACAGGAAGCGCTGACTTTATCGCGCCCGGTGTAGCAAAGCCCGGAATCTCTTTCACTATCGAGGTTGAGCAATCAGCACCTAAGAAAGTGGCCGTTTCTTTGAAGACCGCTACTGAATTGCTGATGGACATTGACGGCTTCACTACATACGTTCAAAACGAATTGCGTTATGACCTTGAAAAGAAGGTAAACGGAATTTTGATGAGCACACAGGCGGCCACGTCTACCTACCCTGCTGGTATCCGTAGCTATGCTGTTGGGTTTACATTGTCAGGATTATCAGTGGTTAGACCGTCAATTGCTGACTGTTTACGCGCTGTTGTATGTCAGATTCGTGTGAACTTCGTTGATGAGCCTATCATCATGGCATTGAACCCTATCGACTTGGCCAACATGGAACTGACCAAAGACAGCAACGGCCAGTACATCTTACCTCCTTTCGTTTCTCAAAATGGACAGATCGTTTCAGGCGCTGTTTTGATCGAGGACAATAACGTAACCGTTGGTAATGTGTTTGCGGTTGTTCCTAGCGCATTGAAAACGCTTATCTACCAAGACTTTAAGATTACTTGGGGGCTGGAAAACGATGACTTGACTAAGAACTTAATGACCGTGATTGCGGAAACCCGCTTCCACCAATTCCATAGCGATAACGATGCGCAGTGTTTCGTTTACGATGATTTCGCGGACATCATGTCTCAAATCGAGTCAGCAGAAGTTTAATTAAACAACCTTTTAAATAGAATAATTTTATGTCAGAATTAACAAAAGAAGAAGTAGCCGCTCTCGTAAAAGAGAACGAAGCGCTTGCGAAGCGAAACGAGGCCTTGAGCAAAGACCTTGAGAAAGCGAAATCAAAGAAATCAGACGAACCTAAGTCAGGTTTTAAGATTGCCAAAGATGCGTCAGTGTCTCATATGATTGAGGTTGAGTCGTTGAGTGGCGACAAATACCATGAAAATGGCGAGAAGTTTGAGGTAGGCGAAAAGAATGCCATCCGGTTAGCAGAAGCCAAGAAAGTGAAGATCACGGGCAAATTCAAAAATTCTGAACTTGAGGCCAAGGCTAAAAAGTTAGGATTGCTTTCTTTAATTTTGATTGCCCTATTATCATTCGGATTCCAAGCCAACGCGCAGACTGTTGGTAAGTTCAAGGCTACATTCACGGATGGGGTTACAAGCGGCCTTGATTCAGCCATAGCAACTAACACATCCCCGGCTTATCTTTACGTTACCATCAACAAGATAGTCCCTGAGACTATTCAGGTGAACATCGTGAAGGTTAGCGGTACAGTTGCCGGCACAATGACGCTCTACGGATGTGATGATACCGAGAAGTGGGATTGGGTAGCCATTACAGACGCAACCAGTACCCCAACAATCACCACTTACACGGTGACCGATGGCGGTACCTATGCTGATCCTCAAAATAAGATTTGGAATGTGCGAAACCACAAATTCAAATACTACCGGATTGGCGATGTTGGTGGAGCTTCACAAGTCCACTACTTCAACGCCTTTGTTTTCGGTTACTAAATTTTCAAATAGCGTACTATGTTCGTTGCGGCCAGTAATTTCGCGATAGACCCTTACAAAATCCCAAACCTTGACAAGTTGGCGAACTCGTTCACCATCCGGTCTGAGGCAAAGGAGAAGGAGGCTTTATTGAAATTACTTGGCCGTCAACTTTACGGTGCTTTCATTGCTGGATTGCCAGACCACACGTATAGTGCATCGGTGGCCACAGTCATCGGTGACACTTACGGGTATGGCAATGACGTATGGGAAGCGTTGACAGTGACAACCGGAACCTTACCAATAGCCGGGAGTGATTGGACTCTGATCGAGGAGGATAGTGTTTGGCTAAAGCTAAAGAATGGGTCGGACTACACCTATGCAGGAAAAACATGGCATTGGGAAGGGATGGCCGCTTTGCTTACGCCTTATGTGTATGCCATGATGGTTCGCGAGGACGAGGAGATAATTACAGGCATTGGAGCGGTAGAATCCAAGTCTGAAAACTCGACACGTATAAGCGCGGCAAGTAAAATATGCACGGCCTACAATGCTTATTCAAACCTGTTCGGTCACTTGTCCGATGGATGCTTTTCTTCCGAGGATACGCTTTACGGATTTCTATCCGTCAACGAAGCCGACTATGAGGACTGGTATTTCACACCTCCCGGAAAAATGAACACTCTTGGAATATGATAAATATCGTTGAAGAGATTGAAGCGGTGGTGGTCAAGATGCGAGGGCAATCGGTGAAGCCGTGGAACACTGTGACGAATGCAGAAAATCCTTACTACGATTATGGGAAATGGCTGACCATTACCAATAAGTTGTTGATGAAGGACGCTGACGCGATGCAACCAAAGTATCCACTAATTGCTCTGCGCGTTCCAGTAGATTGTAAAGTTGTAAACAACACCTATTCATTCACTCTTAATATTGCTATTCTTGACTTCACGGACATGAACTATACCGAACAAGAAAGGCAGGCCAATGTATTTAAACCAAGGCTTTATCCTCTATATGAGGCGTTTTTAAAGCAATTGAAAGGACAAGGCTTTTCTTTCGGAAAGGGTAATATGATGAGGCCAGAACACACGGTTATAGATCGTTACTTCTGGGGGAGCGATTCAGACAAAGGCAACAGGTTCAACGATCCATTAGACGCTATTGAAATAATTGATTTAAAGATTTCTAAAACACAAAATTGTATAATATCATGAGTGCAGAATGTTCAACAACAAAATTAAACCTGAGCAAGTCTAAATGTAAGACCTTGCCACGGGAGCCAGTTGGAATGCTGACAGTCCCAGAGGACTTCGTTATTTCAGTGGCAAATCAAGCGACCAAAACGCTTTTGCAGGCAGCTATTCAAGCTGCCATTAAAAACGGGTTGGCTTCACGTGCCTATAAATGGCCGGAGTTTTCAAAGTTCGAGGATGCAACGGTGCAACCTGAATACACGACTACTTCTTTAGGCTCGACCAAAAAGAACAATGGACGTTATGGATGGAGGGCTTTTGTGGCACATAGCATGTGTCTTCATAAGGCAATGTTTAGCCATAGTGGACCGAATCAGCGTATAATTCCTTACGATGTTGATGGTCAGATTTTCGTAACTGAAAAGCCCAACGGAGATGTAACAGGGTTTAAGGTTTCATTGCTCAACGTTGAGAATATGACAATGGGCGAATCTTCCGAGACCCCTATTTTCATTGAGTTGAAAGATACCAATGAAATCAACAAAAACGGAATGGTAATAGACCTTGGAAGTGACTATTGGGACGACATCGAACCGTTAACTGACGTTGACTTGGCATTGGTGACCACTTCGCCCGGTGCTGCAGTGACTACCGATGATTTTTATATTTCAGTTATCCAAGCATGTGACGGAACGCCTGTCTCTGGACTAGTTATCGGAGATTGGGATATGGGCACGATGGGCGCGGCTGATACGGTGGTCGAGACGTCAAGCGGTTCAGGAATTTATCGCTTCACAAGAGCAGCGAACTTCTCTTCCGGTGTGGTTAATTTAAAAGCCGCTTCCGTATTGACTATTGATGCCTACGAATCAACAGGAGGCGTCACGGTTAATATTCCGTAATATTCCGTAATGGCCAACTTAGCGGATAATTTCAGGCAGGTAGCGGATGAGTTTCGTAAAATCGACCTTGAAAAAATTGGGCTGGAAAGCATTGAGAAAGTCAGCAATGAGTTTGTAAATGCAAACACAGATCAATTATATCAGGGCGAGGATAGCGAAGGCCGCAAACTTCCTGAGTATTCGCAGCGTAGTGTTAATGTTTTTGGGAAGCCCCCCGGCTCGTGGCGGTTGTTTGAGTCAGGTGATTTTTACCGGGGGGTATTCCTAAAGCCGGACAAGTTTCCGGTAGAGTTCGATAGTAGAGACAGCAAGACCGGAATGCTTTTAAACAAACTCGATGCAAAAGGCTTTAGCAACCCTGAGAAAATATTTGGAACGAATAAGGAAAATACAGATGACCTTGTCCGTAACCAAGTGCTACCTGTGGTTATTGAAAAAGTTCGCGAGGCACTACCGATATGAAGACATACCGTTACGGGTTTTCATGGAGGTTGTCAATACGGGGAATTTTAAAAGCCTTGTCACGAGGGGCAAACTACCTGAGGCTTATCTATTGGATGTATGGGAGGGATTAATAAAAGACAATGAACAGCACACCGGAACACGTAAGCACCAGCACTATTTTAGACTTTATTCAAGCTATGTAAAACTGTTGGGTGACTATTACTTGAACCGGACGCTTCTTTTAAAATTGACTTTCAGTTGTGAATGGGAAACGATACAGGAGGTAAGGGACAGAGGATTTAAGATTGACACGGGTAGTAAGACTGCTTTCGCGTTATCATTGGCCGCTTCCCTTACTAAATGTGAAAACATATTAACAAAAATTCAAAGCAAGCAAAAGGAAATTGCAAAGTTGACAGAAGGACGAGTAGACAAAACAGAGACATTTGAGGATTTGATAGCATTCTTGGAGATGAATGGCTTTAAACCAGATTACTCGATAACTTTGAAGCAGTTCAACGCGAATTGTAACCTGATAAAAAAGAAACATGCAGCAATGGAATCCAATCAACGACAAGGACTTAATAAATCCGCGAACCGTGGAGCGAATCGAAAGGCTGGCAACGCTGCTTGATTTGTTAACCGATGTAATTGAAGAACTTAAAGAGGATGGTATTGATTTTCCGATTGAAATAAAGTTGAAATGAGCATAGAACGGAAAGACGTATTCACAGATGAAGCGATAGGCTCACCCCTTATCATGGCCGAAAACTTTGATAAGCTGGCCGAGTCTGTGGAAAAACTTCTCGTTCAATTGAAACAATCAGGGGCTAACATAAAGGCTGCTGACAATACCGCGAAGCTCACGAAGGAGGTAGAAACGCTTACACTCGCACAAGTCGAGCAAGAAAAAATAACTAAGCAGTTGGCCGTTGCCGAGGCTAGGCAAAACGCTGAGTATCAACAGACTAAAAAGCAAATTACAGAACTAAACAAAGAGATTAAAACCAAGAATGAACTTGGCGACATGGACGCAAAGACGGTGACCCGTCAAAATGCATCGTTAAAACAGCTTGAGGCGGCACTCGCAAAAAACAGAGAGGCGCGCGCAAGACTAACAACAGAGGAGGAGCGCAGCAGTAAAACAGGCCTTGAGCTTCTGGCCATAATCCAAAGCCAAGACAAGGCTGTTAAGGATTTAAAGGGCGAAATGGGTCAGCACCAAGACAAAGTTGGCGACTATGCCGGTGCGATGAAAGGTCTTAAGGAAGAGTTTAAATCCGCAAAAGACGAGATGGTAGTAATGGCTGAACGTTTCGGCACAGAGTCGAAAGAGTTTCTTTTAGCTGCCGAAAAAGCTGGACAACTCAAAGATCAAATCGGAGACCTTAACACGGCTGCAAATAATGTATCTGGTTCAAAGCTCGAAAATCTTTCATCATCATTTGGTGATGTATTCGGTAAACTAAAAGGCGGTGATTTTGGCGGGGCATTGGAGAGCGCAAAGCAATTCGCCAACGTATCAAAATCAATCTCTTTCGCAGAGGCCGGAAAGTCGTTAAAGCAATTCGGTCAAACTATGCTAACCATTGGCAAGGCAATTCTGACTAATCCAATGTTTTTAATCCCTGCTGTAATAGCTGGTATCGTTGCGGCTCTTTACAAGTTCAGAGATTCGATTCCTTTTGTATCTGCCGCATTGGATAAGATTGGAGAAGGGTTTGATTTCCTAATTACAAAAGCAAAGGAATTTACTGACTGGATTGGACTAACGACATTCGCACAAGATGAAGCAGCTCAGAAATCAATAGAGCTATCAAATAAACAAATCGAGGCCGAAAAGAAAGCCTATGATTTTAGGATAAAATTACAGGCTGCATACGGAAAAGAAACCGAATCATTAGAAATTGAGAAGTGGGAAAGTGTTTCAAAAATTGCTTACGATGCCCAGCAATTAATGATTAAAACCGCGAATGATACAGGTAAAAAACTTAACGAAGACCAGATCAAGCAGAGCGATGAATACTCAGCAATAGTGATAGAGGCACAACAAGAATTACTTTTGATAAGAACAAAGGCAGCGGTCGAACAGGCTAAAATTCAAAAGGAGGCTAATGACCATATTGCTTTAATGCTTCGTGCGAATCAGGCAGAGGCTAATGAAATAAATACACAATCTTTAGAAGATCAGATTACTCATTACTTAATGGGCAGACAGGTTTCTATTGATAGCGTAGCTCAGGATTTAGCTATAATAAAAGCCTTTGGGATAGATGCATCCGTCCTTCAAAAACAAATTGCTGATAGGCTTTTAAAAGAAAAGGCAGAACAGAATCAAAAGAAAAGCGACCAAGAATTAGCGGACGAAAAAGACCTTCAGGATGCTTTAAACCAACTTCGCGAACAAGCATTTCAAACCGCGAACGCCCTTATCTCTAACCATTTCGAGGGCGAACAAATAGAACTTGATGCCCGTAAAAATAGACTTGAAACACAACAGGCGGCAGAATTGACAGCAGCGGGTAATAATGCCGATGCAAAAGCGGCCATTGAGGCTAAGTACGCAGCGAAAATAAAGGCAATTGAAAACGAACAAAGAGCTGTTAAACGGAAACAAGCAATAGCAGATAAAGCTATGGCAGCATTTCAAATAGGGGTCAATACCGCAAGAGCAATAACTCAAGTGCTTCCAAACATCCCCTTATCTATTATCATGGGCGCATTGGGCGCTTTACAGCTTGCTGCAGTACTTACAAAGCCAATACCAGCCTTTGAGAAGGGTGTTAAGGCGGGAGTATTTAAAGGAGGCGCGGCCATTGTAGGAGAGCGTGGACGAGAATTAATCAACACAAATCAGGGATCATTCCTTTCGCCTGATAAAGCCACATTAGTAAATCTTCCAAAAGGCGCTGAGGTTGTCACGCACAAAGAAACGATGAGACGTTTGGCCGCTGCTGGAATAGCTGGCGAACGATTTAATAATAGGCGGGTAGATACAGTTATCCCGATGGATGAACTTTTAGCAGAACAAAGAAACTCAACAACAGAAATAACAAAAGCAATAAGATCAAGCAACTCAGAACTATATTTGCAGGGGTCTATATTGATGAAAAAGCAAAAGATTAGCGATACTTACACTAAAAAAATGATGGCAAAACACGGATTATGAAACAGAATGAATTAATAAGAACAAGCTTGGCTGACGCTTTCGCTGACTTGTTCGATGAGGGAACTATTAAGATTTACACAGGATCACAACCGGCAGACCCTGACAGTGCCGTTAGCGGAACATTGCTATGTACAATTAACCTTCCTACGCCAGCTTTTGGAGCTGCTTCCATTGGTGTTGTTTCAAAAAATGGCGTGTGGAGCGGAACGGGTGTTGCCAATGGTGTAGCCGGATATGCGCGAATGGCAAATTCGGCAGGGACAAGATGGGTTGATCTTAACGTTGCGGAATCTGCGGCAGAATTGATTATTGATGACGAGAATATTGTTGTCGATGGCGTTGTTGTTGTTTCCACATTTACATATACTGCTCCTGACGTTTAATAAATGACTATATCAAAAGCCTTACCGATTAGATTTTGGCTCAATGGGCAAGAAACTTTCAATGAAAAGGAAGTCCCCGGCATTGATGAATTTCTATTTGCGCAGAAATTTAATAAGGCAGACTCAATAAAACTGCAAATTATTGACTCGTCAATAAAGGCTTACCGTATTGAAGTTCTTGATGAAAGTGATGTAGTTATTTCAACTACATTATTTACAAGAGAGACAATAAATGATTCTTACGTTTACAGTATAACAATCGATTTTAGCTCCCTTGACGATGGTTGTTACCATTTGCAAATAGTAGAAATAAGCTTTACCGTTACTGGTGTAATTTCTGGTTTGATTGGCGAAGTCTCTGGAACCGCCACGAATGACCCATCTCCCGCAATGTTTGATTTGCAAGGGGATATATATGGTCTTCTTGGAACAATTTCTGGCACAATCGAACAGATAATAGTCTCAGAAGGTATTTTTGCTTATGCCAATACAATAGCTGTTTGCGATTCTGATAACGTCACGCTATACTGGCTTGGCTCTGATCCGTGGGAAATAGGTACTCAATTTTTTACCGATAACTTACTGACAACGCCTCTCTCCGGTTACTCATACCTGACAGAAGTTGGGTCTGGAACTATACATACAATAAGCGGACTAGGTGTTGTGCTGGCCGATACAGGAATAGTTTGTTGATATGATATGAAAACAATTATAGCAAAAAGCGACTGCCTTCTTATTAAAGAATCGCACGCCAATACGTGCCTTATTAAGTACACAAGCGAAAACGATTACGCTGATATTGTTTACACGGGAGCGACACCGCCAATATTCCAGATAAGGGTAGAGGCACAATTTTTTAGAGATAGATTTCCAGAAGAAGATGAGGAGGAAAGTTTTGACGATGGAAGCGTTATAAATCTAAGCTCTGAAATCAGAAAACAAATTGCGCTCATGGTGGAGCCTGCACCTTCACACATTCATGAAATACTAATGAAGGCTTTAAAACATTCATCGGTAACTATAACTAATCACGAAACCGAAGATATTCCGGTAAGTAAGGGCGAAAAATACGAGCGTGAAGATATGGATTTGAGAAGCCCGCTATCTAAAGCGTCTTGCTGGTTGAATATTAAAACAGGCGAGTTCTTTACCAATGTTTTTAACGGATGACACCAAGCCTTAGATTTACTATAACAGAGGCAACGGTTGCTCCGTCTGGCGTTGTCGTTAGTAAACCTATTGGATGGAAAGATATTGTACTTGCTCAAAAGTTGAGTGAGTACCATTCTAAGGTAGAGTATTTTGAAGGTGAGTTTATATGGCGCGGAACAGCGTTAACATTGTTCCAAGAAATCCGTGATACAGTTGGGGCGGACGCTAAAGTGGAACTAAACGTAGGCCTTAAAACTACTATTTTAGGGGGCTATTCAACGCTTTTTACAGGACTGATTGACATTTTCGAGTTTGAGGAAATGACCAAGTACGGGCAGCCGTACAAGATGAAGTGCCCTATTGTCAATGCAAGTTTATGGACTCAGTTCATATCCCGAATGAAAACGCCAGTGGACTTGATGGCGACCACTGATTTAGATGGTAACGCTTGCGATGCAGCAACAAAAATAACGTTGCCATTACCAAGTCAAGCGATAAGGCAAACATCTTCTTTTGAAAGCCCCGGATTAAATGAAGCTGCCAGTGATACAGCTGTCTCATTAGAAAGGTGGTCACAAATAGGATTACCAAAGAAACTTTCTGAGATTGAGGAAACATTTGATTTGCCATTTGGATTAACTGACGATTCTGGCACGCTTGTAAATGTTATTAAAGCTAAGTATTCAGGTCAACTAACAATTACAATATCAGGGAAAATTACATCCGCAGCTAGTGGGGTTGATATTACAGGAACTACTGCATGGTTTGAATCTAAGTTAAATAATGATTCCCCAGATGTTATTGATTTCGGAACAATTAATTACTCACCATTTGAATCCTCAATAAGTGAGGAATTTGTTTTAAGTGGCTCAATAACTTATAACGTTGTTCCAAATGATATAATTACAATTTATGGACACTGGATAGTGTCAGTGGATTTATCTGCTTCTATTAGTGCTAATTTTGGATTTGGTGATGATTTTATAGTTACGATTACACAAGATACTATTTATACTGATTCTAATACAGAGTCAGTCCTTCTAAAAGAGTCCTTCAAAAACATCCTTACTAAAATAACCGGAATATCCGACCCGTTGGTATCTGATTATCTGGATAATTTCACAGATAATGACATTGATTTTGCCATCCAAAAGATGATGCATTTGCGGGGCTATTCATTTGATGACAAGCCTTTTACATTGTCATTTGAAAAATGCTGGAAGGGGGCTGCCCCATTGCTTGCGCTTGGTTTTGGGTATACCGATGATGGAAAGTTTGAGATTGAAAAGGTTGACGATTTTTATGATCCAACAAGCATTGCGACACTGCAAGTAAACGACATCACCAAGAGTTATGACGATAAATTTTTTATTAATCTCCTTACACTTGGTTTCAGTAAATGGCAAAACGATAGCGCGGGAGGTGTTGATGATGCGCAAACTATTAAAAGTTGGCGGACAATATTTGCAAGAATAGGCAAGGAGGTGAAAAATCTTTCAGAGTTTTACGGGGCAGCTTTAGGTATGGAGCAATCAAGGCGTAACCGTGCTGAATTTACTAAGGATTTTAAAAACGATGAGGAGGTTTGTGTTATAGCAGTCAAGAACGATGGCGGGTGGACTCCAGAACTAGGTAGTGATTTCGTTGAGGTTACCGATGTATTGAACCCGGATAGTCGCTACAATTGCAGGCTATTTGTTTCAAGGATTTTTAAACGCTGGCAACGGTTCTATGAGGCTTGTTTGTTTCAAACAACAGGCGGTAAATTTTACTTTGTAGACGGTGAAGGAAATTTTAAGGCGGGGGTCAAGTTTCAACCGGATGACATTGAGGTGAGTCCGGAAGACTCAGTTGGGATTGCGGAAAACGATGATTTTAATAAATCATTCCAGAACTTTATAATACCATACAAGTATAACGCATCGGGTGCAATGAGTTATACTCAGTACAATATGATAAGAACAAACAGGAAAAAGGCGGTCACAATTCAATATAATGGAGAGAATAAGATTGTTTTTATCCGTGATTTGCGTTTTAAACTTATGGGGGGTACTTTTGAGGGTGAATTTTTTGAAGCGAATCTTTCAAACCCATTGTTAAATGTAGACGGAACACCACTTTTGAACGTAGACGGAACACCACTTTTTAATATATGAGACTAATTATTCTTTTTATTCTTTTTAGCCTTTTGTCTTACGGGCAAAGACTTGATTTACTTCCAAAGGCCACAACTGTTTCAGGCACGGATGAAGCTTTGATTCTCCAAACTACTGGCAAGATGGCGCCAATAAATCTAATTAGGGGATTCAGTTCGTTTGGCTCTCCGGGGCAATTTTTAAGAGTTAACGTGGCGGGAACGGGTATAGAATTTTTTTCAACCATTACAGAAACAAAAGGCGGAACGGGCTTAACAAGCTACTCAACGGGAGATATACTTTACGCAAGCGGAACTAATACATTAGCTAAATTGGCAGCCGGTACAAATGGGCATGTGCTAACACTTTCTGGGGGATTACCTGTTTGGCAGGCGGCTAGTGGTGGTGGTGGTTCTGGTACAGTAACTTCTATCGCTACTTCTAACGGATTGACAGGCGGAACAATAACAACGTCAGGCACTATAAGCGGGATAAACGCACAAGCAAACGCAAGCACGAAGGGCGTAGCTACTTATGTAGCGGGAGATTTTAATGACAACGGCAGTGGCACCATTGCCCTTGACTATGCCAATGGGCAAGAAGCCACCAGCGGCCAAGATGGCTTCTTGAGTTCAACCGATTGGAGTACATTCAACGGTAAGCAGTCGGCAATAACAACAGGCACCACAGCACAATATTTTAGAGGTGATTTATCACTGGCAACATTCCCTACCAATGTTTCAACGTTTAGTAATGATGCCGGATATGTAACCGCTTCGTCTACTAATACATTCACAAACAAGAGCGGAAACATAAGCCAGTGGACGAATGATAGCGGTTATATCACATCGTCAGGCACAGCCGCAAGCGTGGCCAATGCGGCAACGTTTAATAACTCAGGTTCAGGCGCGGCAAGCGGCACAACGTTTGACGGTAGCGCTTCGCGAACAATTAGCTATAATACATTAGGCGCTTTAGGGTTAGGTGTTTCAAACTCAACAAGTGCCAACACTACTATTTCGGGAAGCTCAGGTCATACCGCCTTTACTGTAAACTCAATTGCTGGTATAGGAATTAACGTATCAAGCACAGGTTCATTTGCTTCGATCCAAACAAGCGGGGCGCAAAGAGTACTTAACGCCACAACATCAAACGCTGGTGCAGCCGGAACAGGCGCAATAGTTACCAGAATTGATAACGGCTTGGGCGGTAATATTTTCGGTCAGACTTGGAACATAGTTCCGAACAACGCAACCACAGCAGGCACCAAGCTAATAATGGATGAGTTTACCATTAAGCAAGGTGACGGAGGTAGCAACATTTCAGGCGGAGATATTGCGCATGTAACCTTTGAAAACACAATAGCGCCACTTGCTACAACGGGGTATGAGTTCAGAACTCTCAACAACGTAGCGTCAGGCACGGCAGTAGTAGCCCGTATTCAAGGTAATAAATTAGCCATTGGTGCGGATGTTACCCCAACCGCGACTATTGACGTAACGGGCGAGGGAACTAGCACAGCTACTATTGCCGATTTAAAAAACGGATCAGCAACAAGTATTTTTAAAGCCCTATCAAACGGAGAAATTCAGTTTAGCGGAAGCGCGGGAAGTAGTGGCCAACTTTTAAAAAGTAACGGAAGCGGGGCGGCACCAACTTGGATAACAATTTCAGGCGGTGGTGATGCTTTAGTTGCCAACTCACTTTCACAATTTGCGGCAACAACATCGACAGAACTTGCCGGAGTTATTACTGACGAAACTGGAACTGGTGGGCTAGTTTTTGCAACTAATCCAACCTTCACAAACGCATTGAGTATTGCCAATGGTGGCACAAATAACGGCTCGTTAAGCGTCACACAAGGAAGTATTTATTTTGGTGATGGAAGTAAACTTGTTGCATTATCTCCGGGCACCAGTGGTCAATTTTTAAAAACACAAGGGGCGGCAGCAAATCCTATTTGGGATACACCAAGCGGAAGCGGAGATGTGCTTGGCGCGGCCAGCTCAACCGATAACGCCTTAGTTAGGTTTGATGGTACTACAGGAAAGACAATTCAAAACAGTGGAATCATTGTTACCGATGATAATGAATTGCAGTTAGCAGCAGGCACTACAACTTCATCACCTATAAATATTCAAAGCGGCACACTTGAAACAACCCCTGATGATGGTGACATTGAGGCAGATGCTGATGTTGTTTACTTGACTACTGACGCGGGTAATCGTGGGGTTGTGGAAGCATCACATTGGCGTATTCTGGATGCTGATAGATCACTAACCAACTCAACGGCAGAGCAGGCAATATTTGATTCACCAACAGCACTTACATTAGAAGCAGGCACTTACCGATTTGAAGCCCAGATATACATAACAGGTATGAGCGCTACTTCTGGTAATGCAGCATTCGATATACTTGGGTCTGGCTCGGCAACAATTAGCGAGGCACTTTATTCAGTGTGGGGTATTGATAACAACTCTCCGTTAAATGTTGGTACAAGAACAGGTGGTATGAACAATGCTGCGCAATCTGGCACTAGCATGGTCAGTGGTGGTACTGGAACTGGATTAACAGCAACAATCAGAGGTATTTTTAAAGTTTCCGCAGGCGGTTCGGTAGTTCCAAGCATTACACTATTAACAGCAAGCGCGGCAACAATGAAAGAGAATACTTATTTCTCTTGCAATAGAATAGGAAGTTCAACCTTAACAGCCATTGGCGATTGGAATTAAATATGAAAACGCTAATTTTAATCTTCACCGTAATTTCTTGCAGCGCGTTTGAGCTTGAAGTTCAAGACACGCTCATCAATGACCGTATCCATTCGGAATACCCTACTTACATCGAAGGGGTAAATCTGACAACCACCACAGCAGGCAGACAGGAGAAAATAACGGACGTTCACATTATCG